ATGGAGTCACCAGCGCCAGTTGCGTTAACCAGGCGAATCTTAGCGGTTGGAACAATGTGCTCGGTTCCGTACTCGTCCAGAAGCAGAGAACCTGCGCCACCGCAAGAAACGATAACGTTGCGAGCGCCGCCATCCTGAAGCTTCTTTGCAAATGGAATGCACTCTTCTGGGGTCTCTGGATTGGCGTCAAAGATACGGCCAACCTCGTGGTTGTTAGGCTTGATCAGGAATGGCTGAGCCTTAATGGCCTCCATAAGCAGCTGACCAGGAGCATCAACAACAAACTGGATACCGCGACCTGCAAGCTGGGCCATAAGGCGAGTATAGATATCCTCTGGAAGTGAGCTTGGAATAGATCCCGTAAGAACCAGGGTGTCACCTGCGCCAACAACATCCATGCGCTCCAGCAGCTCATCAACCTTTTTCTCCGGAATGCGTGGACCATTGCCGTTGACCATAGTCATAACAATGCCGTTAAGCTTGACATTAATGCGGGTAAAGCCTGAATCCAGCTTGACGAAGTTACTTGGAATACCCTGACGCTGAAGATCACTCAGCAGGTATTCACCAGTAAAGCCACCGACAATGCCCATAGCAACGGTGACTTTATCAAGCTCATTTAAGAGTGTGGAGACGTTAATACCATTACCACCGCAGTGCAACTCTTCTGAGGAGGAACGGTTAGTAAAGCCCATGTCCAATGTGTTTGGATGCATGACATAGTCAAGCGCGGGATTAAGCGTCATTGTGTAAATCACGGCGAGTCCTCCGAACTACAATAAAATCATGGAGACTTCAGTATGACGCAATCGCTCTCAACAAACAATTAGAAACTAGCGACTCACAAAAAATAAAAACCCCGACGCATGCCGGGGTTTGAAATTCAAATGGTGGATCGTCAGGGGTTCGAACCCTGGACCTTGGGATTAAGAGTCCCCTGCTCTACCAGCTGAGCTAACGATCCAATTAACGTTTCGAATGGGGTGGGAAAAGGGGCTCGAACCCTCGACCTACGGAGCCACAGTCCGTCGCTCTGCCAACTGAGCTACTCCCACCATTTGGCCACCTCATGAAACGCAGCTAAATCATTATTACAGAATCAGAAAAAGATGCAAGCGAGAAACGCAGATTTTTCAAACTCTTTTTTGATTTTCTTTGAAATCAGCCGGCACGACGGGTTTCTCGCCAAACACAATGCGGAGAAGAACGATCTTCTCCGCAGGTGATTTCATGCACTATACGAGCAGATATATGGCGGTATGTCAGTAGTGCGGTGTCAAGAAACCGCAATCAGTCCGCTTAAAGCTGCAGACTGTGTCTAGAAACCATGAGCCGTAAGTACTGCATCCAGGCGATCCAGCGCTTCCTCAATCTCCACACGAGGGGCTGCCAAATTCCAACGCTTGAAACCCTGGGCAGCCTCGCCAAAGAAGACTCCGTCGGTGAAGAAGAGCTGAGCCTCAAACTGCAACAGGTGGTCAAGCTCTTCTGGGGTAAGGCCAAGGTCTCTGAAGTCGAGCCACTGGAGGTAGGTTCCCGTGATTGGTGCAAGCTTCACCTGAGGGTGCTTGGTGGCGAAGAAGTCCAGGACCAACTTCTGGTTATCGTCAACAGCCTTGATGCATGCGTCAAGCCATGCCCCACCCTTGCTATAAGCCAGCTCACAGGCCTTGAAGCTGATTGGATTGCATGAGGTGGTCTCTCGGGCCTGCAGGCGCTTCTCGAGGCGGCTGCGCAGTTCTGGATTGCTCACGATGATGTTGCTGAACTGCGTGCCAGCCAGGTTGAAACTCTTTGAAGCGCTTGTGCAGGTAATGGTACGCGCTGCGACCTCATCGGAAATTGTTTCAAAGACGGTATGCGTAGAGCCTGGCATAATGAGGTCGTGGTGGATCTCGTCAGCAACCACGATGAGGTTGTGTTTAACCGCAATCTCTGCGATGCGCGTGAGCTCTTCTTTGGTCCACACGCGACCGCTTGGATTGTGGGGTGAACACAGGATGACCATGGTGTTCTTTGGCTCGGCGGCAAGTTTCTCAAGCAGGTCAAAGTCAATATCGTAGTGAGGACCCTCCGACAGGACAAGCGGGCACTCTACCAGCGCACGGTTATTCTCCTCAACTGCCATGTAGAACGGATGGTAGACAGGAGTAAATAGGATGACACCCTCGTCTGGCTGGGTGAACTCGGCAACAGATGCAAAGAGCGCAGGCACCACGCCTGAAGAGTTGAGCAGCCACTCTGGTTTTACATCCCAGTTGTGGCGAGTCTTCATCCACTTGCACACAGCCTGCTTCATCTGATTGGTTGGCACGGAATAGCCAAGAATTGCGTCATTGATATATTCCTTGAGGCCCTCGACAATCTCTGGGGCTGTGTGGTACTCCATATCAGCAACAGAAAAAGGTGGAATACCAGGAGCTACATCAGGATTAACGTCATACATGACGTTCCATTTTCTAGAACCAGTACCAGCACGATCAACGCGTGATTCAAAATCATAAGACATAGTGTCTCCATTCACGTAAGCCTGTAATCAGTGTAGCTGCTTTTAGTGTAGCTACTTTTCTTTTCCTTTGTCATTCTTCTGATAAGAAAATCTTTGATGGCACGACGTATTTGCAATCCTTATTGCTATAATGAACGACGCTATATGTCTCCTTAGCTCAGCTGGATAGAGCGTCGGTCTTCTAAACCGCAGGTCGCGCGTTCGAATCGCGCAGGAGGCACCAAAAACCCAAGGTAGATGGCTTGCTGTCTACCTTTTTTGTTAGAATTTTTATCGGCTGCCTCCATTTTGCCTCCAAACTGTATGGCTACTGTAAAAATAGAATACCTGTTCGAATAAAAGTTTTAACTATCTAGATAGGCGATTTACCTCGATATATTCAAAAGAAGAGAATTAAAGGGGAAACATTGTTGTTAACCGTATTGAAACAATCAATAAAGAAAAACGAGTAAATTTACCTTTACAAATTCCCAGTTAAACGGCTTGTTGTAAGGCATTTTAAGACACGTAAATTGTGAGTTGGAGTATTTACCCATGAAAAAAGCCCCTCTCGTCAAAACGAGAGGGGTAAATATTACTTAATTCCAGCGATGTATCCATCGTCATTGGTTGTGACTGTGATGTCGCCTGTGAGAAGCTTTCCTTCCTTATCGAAGGCACAAATATTGTCTGCTCCGACTTCGTAAAGGCAATCTTCAACTCGTGAGCCATCGGAGCGTAGATAATACCAGTCATTATCTAGCTTAAGCCAGCCAGTAATCATGCGGCCTGTCTCGTCAAGGTAATAACGCTTGCCGTCACGCTCCTGCCAGCCAGTCGCCATGCGCCCGTCAGAGCCTAGCAAATACCAGCTGTCGTTGTATGTGAGCCACTTATCAGCTTCAAGTGCGCCGCTATCGTCGAAGTGCCACCAGCATTTCTCCGAGCCGTCCCAGCTAGCATGAACCCAGCCCGTGAGCATCCAGCCAGTCTCATTGAAGTAGTACCACTTCATGCCTACACGATACCAGCCGACGGCATACTCGCTTGATGACTCGCCTGTCTGATACCACCACGAACCCTTACCGTCAGTATGCCAGCCAATCTCAGAGCTTGAGCGCGCACCAGTCATGACCTCATACCAGTAGCAAACGCGGCTCATGTATTGCGCGTTCTGTGAATGTGCAAGCTCGCCAGGACAAGCGGTTGCTACAATCTGCAAATGTGGACGGACGTTTCCGCCCCAACGTGGATAGCCGAGTCCGTACTTAATAAGAAGAGCGGCCACAAGATGCGCACCGCTCTCTAGGGTAACTTCGGAGACTGTCCAGGGTGAAGTGGAGTTATTGGCATGCTCAATGCTGATACTCTCGCAATTAGCAACCCAGCGACCACACGCCCATGCGGTATTGCTCTCCAGTACGTGTTGGGTGATAGTGCCTTCACCGTCCACAGAGTAGTGCGCGGACTGTGCCTGCATTCTATCCCACATGGCAGTAATGGCTGCACCGTCTAAGCCTGTGGCAGCTTCGTGGTGAACCACGATATACTGCACAGAATGACCGTCTCGCCCAGCTGAATATGCTGACGTTGGAATATACGCATCCGCGGTAATCTCACCCGAAAAATCAGCCATTATCTGCCCTCCAGTGGAGACTTTCCCTCGCGTACCTCTGGAATACCTGCAACAGAGGTAAGCAGGGATACCACGGCCGCGAGAGCTGCTGCAGAAGCAACGGCCACCCAGTTAACGCCCGTAATGCCAATAGCGTTTGTGCCGATAAGAGCCACTGCGGTTTGCGCTGCCGTCTTGATTGCTCGTACCAATGCTGCCTTAATCCACTCGTTCATAATGTTTCCTTTCAAACGATTTTTAATTGTCGGTAATTACTTAGTGTGTACGCGCCTGTTCCAGACGCTCCAGCCTTCCCGCCTGATTGCGGGTCACATCCTCAACCACGGCAAGACGCGTATCGTGTACAGAGAGTACATCGCGGATATTAGTGATCGTCTCATCGGTGCGCGCCATATACGCCGTGAAGGCTTTCTGCGTGTCATCCAAGTCATTCTTGAGCTGCTTCACGCCTTCTTCGATGCGCACCAGTCGCATGGCATCTTCCTGGCTTGCACGGTTCATGGCCTTGGCACCGTTGATGAGCGTGAGCACCATGCCGAGAAATGAAACAGCTGCGACAATCTGCTCGAATGTTAGTGGGTTCATCCTTCCACCTCCTACTCGAGACTCTTAGGAATGATAGGAATGACGCCAGAGCAATAGCCACTCGACCAGTTGTAGAAGTACACATGGCCATCGCCACCGCCAGCTGCACCCAGCCAAATCTTGGCGGTATTATTACCGGTCTGAGTGCCTAGAGGGAAATATCCACCATAAGTTGGTAGCAGGATATCTGGAATTTGCCCCGTGGTTGTATACGTATTACTGCCACCGGTTGCAGCCAAGAAGCAATCGAGATACATCACGCCGCCACGCACACAGTAACGGACACGCACGGAAGAGTTGTTGACTAGATCAGTCCATGGTCTAAATTCGATAACCTTTGCAAGATTGTCACTATAAATTGAATTTGACCTAGTTGGAGAACCGATGGCAATCTTGTCTGGAGTAATCTCGATATCGGTACTAATGAATCTACCGTCCCTGCTCTCAATGGTCCTAAAGAAATGCCTAGGAGCATAGGAGAACAGCATCTTCTTAGATTCTAAGTCAATGACATTAGAACTAATTGCCGTTGAATTAAACCCGAAGTCACTAATAAATCCAGAATTAATTAACAAGTCACCACTAGACAATTTAACTGAATTTTTGGTAAAAGAGGCAAACTCAGATGTCCCGTCTTTGAGCTTCATGCCCTGAGCGTCAATCGTAGTGTGTATGCCCGCCTTATCACCCACATGCGCGCCATCTGCGTCGTACGAGAATGTGTTGGTTAAGTTCGCAATCGTGCTCTTGGCTTCATTCGCGGCGCTCTGCGCCTTTGTCGCCATGGTCTTTGCCTCCTTTGCTGCTGTTGTCGCGTTCTTTGCGTCCGTGGCTACGTGGCTCACTTCCTCTGCTGCACGCTCAGCCTTAGCCGCTACAGTCTCGACTTTCTCAGCTGCTGCTGTTGCCGTGGTTGCAACGTCTGCAATCTTCTCTGTGGCCGCGTCAGCCTTCCTCTCAACCGCTACCGCCTTCTCCTCGACTGCTGCAACTTTGATGGTTGTTGTAGCTGCGTCTTTTGCGATATTTCTTGTTGTATTAGAGAGAGAAGTAACACGCTTTGCAATGCTTTCCTGTGCAGACTCTTGTGAGCTCGTGCCACCTCTTGTCAATGTTGCAGTGATTGCACCAAGCTTGAATTGAGTTGCGGTTGGGTTAGTGAGGTTAATTGTGCGACCTGAACAGATCATGTAACGCTCAATGCCATGCGGCTCACTCTTGACGAATACACGGTCTAGGAAGTCGATTGGCAACGTCTGCTCATTAAGGTTGTGCAAGTCAAATGCTGACACCTCGATAGAGTCATCTAGCTTGCCAGCTGCTAGGTCAGCAACAGCCTTGTCAGCTAGTGCCTGTGGCTTATCCAGGTCATAAGACATTGTCTTCTCAATGAGTCCATACTTCTCAACCGCTGTCATATCGACAACCGCATCACCCTGAATGGCATAGCCGAAAGGCACATAAGCCGTCTCAGCTGATACGTTGACTTTGTGCTCATCTTCGCCTTTGCCAGTCTTACCAACTGGAACAATAGCAGTAAAGATGTCTTTGCCATCAACCTGTGTATCGAGGTCAAGAAGGTTGCTGCCTAGCTCTACTCTCTGAGTGGCTTCTGCTGCGCCTGTATCTGGTAGCCAATCGATAATGGACCCTGTTGCGTCATATCGCACACGCAACCAACCGCCGCAAGCTTTCTCAAGCTTGTCACGCATCTCTTTAAGCGTTGCGGGTCTAGTACCTGTACCACGTTGCAGCTTGCCAAAGTTAATGCCAGCATTAACGCCAATTCGGAACTTCTCACACGCATTCATGACGTGTGCATTGTGTTGCTCAATGAACCACTCAAAAAGCTTATTTGCTTCAGCGGGAGCATTAACCTCACACTCAATCTCGTCTGTGTCATAGGTCTTGTAAGGTCTGACGGTAGTGTCATTGAGATATGCCATTGCACCCTCGCAGGTAAGCTTCTTACTGCCGTCAAACTCCATAGAGATTGCTCTGACACGCCCTCTAAAGAGCACAAGATTAGTCTCAACCTCAAGCAACTCAACCTCTCTATTAGGAAGCATCACCGTGTCGCGGTTGAAGCTATCCCAGAGTGGGTGCGTCGGCTGGATAGTAAGAGAAAGAGTCGGAGATTGCCCCGACTCTTCCTTTAAGATTCCTGCTGAGATTTGAACGTCTGTACGTGGGTCATGAAGCACACTACCTGCATACTTCAAGATGTACATTTAAGCCACCCTCTCCCACATATAGACTGCGCGATATGGTGGCATGTTGTTGTGAGGTTGACCGCCGCCGACCGCGTCAACCTGGAAGCGGTAATTGGTGTACGTGTCCGCCGAGCGTGCAGTCCACTGACTACCGCCACCGTTATCCGTGCCATAGTGCATGCTAGTGTCATGGCTGTGTGATGGCATCTCGTTAATGGTTAGCGTGTGAGTATCCTCGCCGCCCGTTGAGCCGGCAGGAAACTTCTGTGACTGTGCCAGGAGAAACACGCCATTTAGCGCTTGCCATGTGCCGCCAAGGAATGTAGATGGGTCGGTTGGCTTAGTGCTCTGATAGATTGCACCAACTGGGAACATTGCGTCCAAGAGGTCAAAGTTCTTGGCCAAGTCCTTAATAGTCTGCGTAACATCATCTGTCACATCTGGCTTAGTAAGTCCCAGCCTTGCTGTCTTAGTACTCATTAAATGTCCTTCCACTCGAACTTGAGTGATACGTCATTACCTGGATGGTTCTCGTTGTCTCCAACGTACATGTTGTTCTGCCACGTGCCACGAATGCTCTCCCACGTCTTACCTGTGTAAGCCTGCCATTTAAGGCTCTTGAGCCTGTTCTGCCCTGCTCTGGCAAGGTAGCTGAGCGTGAGCCCGTCAAAGCGATTCCACTTATCACCTGTGTAATCACGCCATAAAGCTGTGCCATAATCAGGCGTGGTGTTTACCGTGATTGTGTTCTTGCCATTGTGAAGACGTGCAGCATCGCTCGACCATACGCCAGGACTTAAGAAGAAGCTCGTGCCATTGATGTTTACGATTGCGCTCGACTGGGTTGTAATAACCGCCAAGGCGTCATGCGCAGGACCATCAACAATGTAAGACTTGCCAAGCTCGCCATTAAGCAAATACTCGACAATACCCTTGCTCTTATAAGGCTCACAAATAACCTTTACTTTGAGCGCCATGCCTTGCATGAACATCTTCTGAGTGTCAACTTCAAAGCGCCCGTGATACGTGTAGCCTTCATCCCAGGACAGCTTGAAGTCGTATGCTCTGCCATGCAGGAAGTTACGCAGTCGAGTAAGCGATTGCTCAATCTCAACCCAGTCAAGAGCTGCGTTTGGATAGCAAGTAAACTCAATTGTTCGCTTGCCAAACAATGGACGATGTGCGAACCACTCAGAGAGATCTAGAACGCCATCAGCGCCAGGAATAGTGACTTGCATTGTCTTTGGCTCTGGTGGCGTATCTACGTAGTCTGTAATAACTACACCAAACGTCTCGCAAAGCGGCGTGTCACCTACATATATCTCTAGATTCATCGACTTGCCACCACCTTGTAAGCGCCCAGGTTGGCATCCACGTAAGGAGATACGACACCGCCAACAAGTCTTGCATCCATGTAAAGCTTCATGTTCTTAAGGTCCTCACGCATATTCCTAATCTCAGCAACAACAGCGCTCTCATGGTTAGACTCATTCATTGCGTCAACCATATAGCCCTTGATGTTGTCGATTGGCAGAATCGCTTCTGGACCTGCTTCGCCGCCAACCATAGGGCGTGAGCCATTCATACCAAACATCGTCGGCTTAGTAAGAATGCCGCCCTCTGCATACCAGTCAATACTGAGATGCGGAACGGAAGGTGGAGCGATTGAGAAAGAACCAGAGATGTTGAAGTGTGGAAGCTTAATATGTGGCAACTGAATAACAAGACCAGCAAAAAAGCTCTTAATCCTGCCAGGAATACTAGAGATAAAGCTAACCATGTTGTTAAAATTGCTCTTGATGCCGTCACCAATCGAGTAACAGAAATTCTTCCATGCGAGGAATGCGGCTGTTCCAAGTGATAGTGCGGCGGCAATACCACTCATGCCATTGTGAACAACTGTTGCTAGTCCCTCGATAACGGGTCTAAGACCACCACAAATCTCACGGACAGTAACGCCAAAATTAGCTGCGTCACTACCAGCATTGGACATATCGTTACCCATGTCTTTAAAGAGAGGGGTAACAGACTGAATGCAAGCTGTGAGGTCCTTGGATATTTGGTCAATGAGTGGCTGTAGAGCGTAGAAGACACCATTAACGGTATCAATCAAGAAGCTCAGAACGCCATTCAAACCTTCCATTGCGCCACGAACAAGCGGCAGAACACTAACACCAAGCTCCATAAGTGGCTCGATAAATAGAGTAAGCGCATTCAGAATGTTTGAGAGCAAGTCCATAAAGAACTCTAGAGCAAGTGACACCTGCTCCATGTTAGCCTTGAAGATACCATTGACTTCATCAAGGGCGTTAGTATTCTCAATGATGTTATTGAAGGAATCGCCAATTCCTTTTGCAAAGTCTTCAATGGAGCCTATAAGTCCCTCAAGAGAATCAGCAACGCCATAGACATCAAAGCCTGTTGTATCGATAAAGTCACCGATAGCAACTTGGTTGTCAGATAAGAAAGACTCAATAGATCCTGTCAACTTCTCTGCGACGCTGGCCCCAAGGTCTTTAAGGTCTGTTGCCTTTGCTGCGCTCGTAAACGATGAGAACATACCTGACGCGATTGACTTAAAGTCCAAGCTCTCAACAACAGCAGCAAGCATGTTGCCAAGTTCCTCACCAATGCCCTTTGCAACATCTGGCAGCGCCTTAAAAAGTCCCTTGGTAATTCTGACGATTGTTGGAATGAGGTTCTTTGCAACCGTTCCAATAGACTTCAGAAGCTTCTCAGACATGCCTTCAATGTCGCCATTTGGGTCAGCAATGGCCGTGAGCCAGTTCTCCCAAGAAGCTTGCATCATTTGAATAGAGCCTTGGATAGTCTCTGCTGCTTCTTCAGCAGAGTTGCCCATAATGCCTTGCTGTTCCTGGATGTCGTGGATTGCCTGGACGATGTCGCCATACTTCTCAATTGTTAAGTCGCCAGCGCGTCCTTGCGCCTTCTCAAAAGCGTTAGCGTCTGCAATTAGACGCTCCATCTCTTGCTTTGTACCACCATATCCAAGCTTCAAGTTGTCAAGCATCGTGTAGTTCTGCTTCGCGAAGCCTTGATATGCGTTCTGAATGTCTTGAAGATTAGAGCCAAATATTGATGCATTGTCAGCCATGTCGGTAATTGCCATATTGCCCGCACGAGCTGCTGCAACTACATCACCACCAAAAGACTGCTTAAGCGCTGCACCCATGCTGTTGAGCTGATCCATGTACTGGTTCATCGAGACACCAGCAACGGCATAAGCTGCTTGAGCATTAGCCATTACTTGGCTGGACGCTTCGCCAAAAATCTTCTCAACGCCGCCAGAAAGCTGCTCAAAGTTTGCATACGCATCAAGGGATTGTTTACCGATAGCAATCATTGTTGCACCGATTGCAGCAACTGCCGCCGTAACTCCCAAAGCAGCAGTCTTCATACCGTCAAACGCTGCTGTTGCTACGCCTTCATTAAAGCCTTTGGTCGAGGGAATAACAGAGACGTAAGCAGAACCCACTTCTGCGTTAGCCATATTCACCTCCTAAAATTAGTGTGAGTCCCACCAGTCGTTGAATTGACTGATTGGGATTGGGTCCTTGCCATAGACCTCCTCTTTAGCGCTCTCAACGCCGGGGCGTGTGAGTGGCTTAGGCTTAGGCTGCTTCTTGGTTGTGTTAGCAGAGGAATACATCCATGTAAGCTGGCTTATCTGGTCTGAGAGCCTTGCAAGAAGTTGAGGAACAATCTCCTGCGATTCCCAGAGTGCATAGTCAATGTCATTGGGATGCGTTGCCTTCCAAAGCGTAGAAGTTTTTGGCAAGTTATTGATAAAAGAAAAGAGCGCCCTATAACTAAGGCGCTCTCCAAGGTCATCTAATGTGAAGCTTGTGAGGGTCATAAGGTCATATTCAAGCTCTCCAGTATGCTTAAGAATCACCTGCGAGAGCCAAACTATTCCCCCGCTGTAACCTCACCAGCTTCACTACGCATCTTATTCCACTCAGACATGATGGAAGATAGGTCATCAATACTAAGCTTCTCAACCTCAACAACATAAGGCTTCAAGAAGCTTACGAACCACTTAACCGCTTCCATGCTAGAAGCTTCAGCATTCTCAAGAATGCCAACACGTTCAATGTCTGCGAGAGTTAGCTGGAGAGGGATATGGCACTCTGCATCATCAACGGTAATATCAAGCGTCTTGTGGGAGGTTGAGAAGTTAAGCATTATCGAGTCACTACTCCATCATCGGTAAGGATATAGATGCTGTTACCCTGTGCATCTGGCTGGCACTGCATCTCGATTGCAAGCGAGATAGCGTCAGAAGACTGAAAATTGGTGTCTGACGGCGGGATGGCCTGACCGCGAGGAACGATAATCATCATCTTCGCAGCGCCATCCTTCATCTTGAACACCCAAGAACGAACCTCTGGAAGCCTTGCACCAATGGCAATCTTAAGCTGGTTGCCATGAGTGGTAGTTGCAGCGGTTGCAGTAACAGACTCTTTACCAAACGCGCGAGTCGCCGAGCGCTCAGACATCTCAAGCTCTGTGTACTTAATTGTGCCGTCAAACTTCTCAAGAAGTTTGCGGACAGAAGCACCGTTGGCCTCGGTAATGTCCTTAGTTGAATAGTCGGTAGACATAGAAATGCCATCGCTGGAGATATAACCAGAATCCTTAAAGGCGGCATTAAGAGCAGAGTTCAAGTCTGTTGGAAGCGCGGTGCCAACTGGAGCGTCCAGGACAGCGCCAGTAGTAGCCTGGTCTAGTGCGCCAACAAGTACTTTGGAAGCGTCAACTGCCATAGTTAATTCCTTTCATCCTTAATATTTACTGACATAGAGAATGTGACCTGCCACACAACAAAGTCGCCTTCCTGCTTGCCATAACTGAATACGTTTGGAGTGAAGACAGCATTGATATTTCTATCGGTCGGCGGGGTCACTTTAAGAGCAATAGCAATCTCATGAGCAACCTGCTCAGAGCGTGCGCTGCTCCTCGTCCATATTGATATGGTGTATTCAGGGGAATCATGCGGATAGTCCATCTCGCCGCCTGTGCGGTCGACTAATAGGAACTCGTCTGGAGTGTTTTTCTGAACTTCGGTTGAACAAGGCAAACCGATTGTGGTGTGTGCCCACTTAATGACGTGCTCCATTGAGCTGAATATCATGATTACCCCCTAGCTGCCTTTTGCAGCGTGTTATGCAGCGCATTTGAGTTGATTGCGTGTACGCTTGCTGTGTGGACTACCGCATGAGCGCGGTTCTTACCGACTGTGACCTTTACGCCATAGTCCTTTGCGCCATACATTGAAGCAGCACGAGCTCGTATCTTCTCTGCGCTCTTACGTAAGACTTCCTGCGTTTTAGAGCCAGTCAAGATTGATGTCAGCTTGTTAGCTTTATAGATCATCTTGACTGTGCCGCCAGCGTTAGAAGCCGTGAACTGCCTAACCATCTACAACTCCAAGCGGTACTAAGCAGCTCCATTTCCAACCCTTCGGAATCATCTGCTCGGGGAAGTCAACCGGAGCGCCGACAACGTTAAACCAACGCTTTCCATCCGGACTAACTTGAGCACGTCTAAGGCGCTCAGCCCATCCCCTGGGGAAGTAAGCAGTCGCTGTGACTTCAACGCCTTCAGGTCTGCTTACCTCTAAGTCCTTTGGTTGGAAGGGCGCGAATAGACATCCAGGAGCGCTTATTGGCTCTGAATACGTAAACGACTCATTGCCAAATCGGTCGGTGCCAGATGATGTGCGCTCCTTCACAAAGAGCGTCATTGTTGGCTTCATTAGTCCTCCTTTGGGAGGGGGTTAGCAAATACTGCGTACCCCTCATCGACTCCAAGAAGTGACTTCTCAAACGATGTGAAGTAGATGTCTCCTGTTGGATTTGAGTAGGATACAGAGCCGCCAAAAGGTGAAGCAGTCCAGGACTGCGACTGCACGCCGATTGGTGTTTCTGTACCAGCTTGAAGAACTCGGATTGCAACCTGGCAAACAACAAGCTTCAGAACAGCTGGGTCCTTAGACTCAACATCGCAAAGAGAGCCAACAGCAGCAGAGATAAGGGAGAGCAGATTCTCCGCTCTCCCCTCATCTGTTGCTTCTAAGGTTGGAAACATTGCTTTTAAGTCGCTTAGAGTTGCGAAGGGCTTAATCTGCCCCGCCATAATTAAGCGCTCTTAAGAACTGCGAAGCCCTTAGGGTCAATGACAGCGTAAGAGTAAACAACCTCTGCGCGGTAAGCTACCTGTCCAAGACGCTTGAGGTCGCCAAGTCCGTCTGGGTCGCCAGTCTCAATGGTCTCAATGTTGATGTCACAGACAATGCCCCACTTGATGAGGTTGAAGTCGCCCATGATAGCAAGGACCTTGGTAGCGGTCTTAGCAAGAGCACCGGAAACAGTGTTGGAAGTTGCAGCTGCAAGGCCATCGACTACGCCAGTGTTGAGGTTGATTGGAATCTCAGGGAACATGCGCAGACCGGTGTTCTTAACACGAACCTTGCGCAGACTGGAAGCATATGCTTTGGAAAGACCGATACCAGAGATAGAGTAGCCTGGGTCAACTGCATCAGCGAGTGCGTCAAGGTCAGCAGCTGGGTCAGTGGTAGCAGTGACAGCGGTTGCACCAGCGGTCAGAGCAGTCAGACCAGTAGCAGCCATACCAGTTGCAGGGTTGAGAGCGTGGAAGACAAGATAGTCAAGGCCACGTCCAAGAGCAGCAGCAGACTTGTCAACGATTGCATCAACAATCTGGAGCTGGCTGTCCTCATCTGCCCACTTAACCTCGTCAGAGAAACGGACAGTAACGGAGAGCTTCTTGATAGCGTGGTCAACTGGCTTCAGACCGACAGTCTGAGAAGAGTGCTGTGTAGACTCACCGACAATCTCAGCTTCTGGGTCCTGAGTAAACAGGATGGAAGCGCGATTGGCAAAGATTGCTGGAGAAGAAGCAGACAGAGTCTGAATGACGGAAGTGTCTGCAACCTTGGAGACAAGGTCCTTTGCAATCTCAACGGGGAGCTTGATGTTAGTAGTGTTTGTTGCTGGCATTGTTAGATCCTTTCTTAGTTACTAAATAATTGACGTGCAAGTTCAACCTTTGCGGAGTTATCTCCTGCTTCTGTTGTGAACTTGCCGGGGTTAGGAGCTTTTACTCCTGCTTTAGGCTTTAGGTGCTTGACGAGTACTTCTGCAAACTGGCGCATATCCTCTTCTGTGGAACCCACAACAAGCTCCTCCGGCACATTGAACTCAGACGCAATCTTTCTCTTCATCGAGGCTTGTTCCTCACGGGTCTTATAACCCTTTACTGCATCTTCAGCTTCCTGCGCACGTTTCTGTGCTTCTGCAAGCTCCTCTGTGGCTTTGGAGTTTGCCTTGGAACGCTTCTCCCATTTGCGTGCCTGAGCTTTCCAATAATCGACAGTGTCAGTCTCATCAAGCTGTGCAGCTTGCTCGACTTCCTCTGTAGTCTCTTGTACTTGCTCTTGCTCAGTAGTGTCTGGCATCTTATGCCCCTTTCTGTCCGTGCGGACGTTTAATAAAAAACCAGCCGTGCGGCTGGTTGATTACACAATGGATTAAATGGCTTCCCGCCTACGAATCGAACGTAGATCTAAAGAACCAGAATCTTTTGTTTTTCCGTTAAACTAGCGGGAAATGTGGTATATTAAATACAACCCCGGCGCGCATCCTCGCTCTGCAGAGAGAGAGGGCACGCCATTTTTTTATATTTCAAAAGTACTTCCGTCTTTCAAAATTACAGTGATTTTCTCGACTCCTCTCATCTTCTTTTCAGTTTCGACTAGTTGCCAATACTCATCACTTAAAGATGAATTAACATATGTTGTATTTAAGATAAGATACGATGGCTCAATTCCAATATTTTCAAACTTAGAGACAACGCTCGCACAAGATCTCTCTATTGAATTTCTTTTTGAAGATATAACGCTTTTAATCTCACCAAAGCTACCATCAATTATTGCATCAATATCCATTTTGCCACGTTTCTGATTCTTATTAGGTTCTGGTTTATTTTCAGCAAAATGGCCATCTTCAATAAGACGTATATACGCAATTAGATCTCTTTGTGTTTGTTTTTTCTTGACTAGGTCGATAGTTCTATCGCTGCTTAGAATTAACCCTTTCTCTTTAAGTGTTTGGTACACCATCCCAACAGAGCGAAAATCTCTAACGTCTATACCAAGATTGTTAAAGAATTTCTCTCCTGCGATAACATCTTTTAATTTCTCGAATATCTCATCAAACTTTTTTATCTCATCGTTTGAATACTTATTCGATTTCATCTCAGCAATAAACTGAGAATGCTCAACCTCTTGCCACTCTTTAAGATACTTCTTTGGATTATAGCCGCCGACTTTAGTATCTTGCTTACCTGCAACTATCTTACATTTACAATGGTCGTGATAATGAGAATATGCACCTGCTTCTGTATAATAAAAGCCAAGTGATGCAAGCATTGCGCAGAACGGACACTCATTTCCTTGGGGAACTCGAGCGAACTTTAACCCGTTTTTTGCCCCAACTTTTCCTGTCGTCCGATTAGCCTGCTGCAAAACCTCACTCTCAACTAAATTGCTACATGCATTTAAGAAATCTGAACCCTTAATATCGTTATTTGTGGCATAGTCTCCAACATGCTCTTTTATTTTTGTATTAACAAAAAAAGGCAGTCTAGCCATATCAGAGTTTTTAGCATCGAGACCAGTTGTGTTTGTAAAAAAATCAAGTGCAATAGAGCTTGCAGCGTCACCAAAAGAAAGTGTCGTACTAATCATTGATTTCTCAACAAGCTTGAGAAATTCTTCATCGCCCATAGCTGGGTTTGCCCTCAACCCAGCTTCCACAAGACGCTTAAAAGTTGCCTTGGACTTTTCTTGAACTTGAGATAAGCGTCTGTGATACTCCTCCATATCCTTTTTTGAAATGTCCATGACTACTCACTTTGTGCGGCAGTTCTAACCAGCTCTTGTGCTGCAAAACGCTTGCGGTCAGCTTGGAGCTCTGTGAGAACGTCATCCTTATAGCCAAGAGCTCGTAGCGGAACGTCAGAACTTGCAAGCCATGGGAAGGTAGATACCTGCTTAGTGATGGCATCAGACATCGAAACGGGTGATGGTGTCTCAGGGTTAGCGAAGACAGCCGTTGTCTCGTTGTCTCGCATGGCGCTGTAGAAGTCCAAGTCATGCTTTACTGCGAGAGCCATAGCGGAGACGTTCACAAGAGATCTCTTGCAAGAAGCAATGTAGCTTGTAATGTCAATAATTGCGTCTTCCTGGTTAGCAATAATTGCATCTGCTGAAGTTGGGTTAGCAGACGTGAAGCTAAGCGAGGAAAGAGGAACATTCGTTGCGTCTGAGAACATAGAAGCAAGCAGCTTCATATAGTCACTGTGCGGCTGCATGGTAAGCTGTGGCAGCTGGCCATAGTTTGGAATCTGCTTATTCTTGTTTGGTGTTGCCATAAATGTTGAACCGATAAACGCGCCAAAAGGCGAGTCAGCAATCTTCTGAGCAACGCTAGCATCAGCGCCAAGCAGATACTTCTGTGGAGCAGAAGCAAATGCAGCGGTCGCGCTCATGTTAAGAATCTCACGCTGTGCATCATCGACAAGGCTCATGACTGTGCGACTAATGCGGGATGTACCAAATGGGCGCTCAAGCGTTGAATGGTATGCAACAGGCTCAACGGGTACACGGCCCATTGAGTGCGATTCTTCAGTTGCAAACCATCTACCATCGAGCAAGCTGAGCGTAATGAACATATCGTCTGTGAAGACGTAGACAAGAGTTGGAGTCTTAATCGACTGTGTTCTGTTCCACTCAGCGTCAACAACTACAAGAGCAGCTTCAATGCGCTTCTTAGCGTCCGACCAGATTGCAGATGCAGCCGTTGCAGGATAACCAGAGATAACAACATCAGGCTCATTGAATTCTTGGTTGCCCTGAGTGACGCTAATGAACGCAACTGAGTGTCTAAGTGAACTCATGACAACCTTGCGCACCAAGTTCTCTAAGTCATTCTCACGAGCAATAGTACGCAGTTCTTCTTTGACTGCTGTGTCAGTTGCATTGAAGTTCTGGAATTGCACACGATCTGCCCACCAGTTGACACACTTGGCCGCCCAGTCAATCTTGGCATCAATCTTGGAAGCCAACTGAGGAAGAACAGAAACGCCAAGGTCTTTAACCTTGACATTACCGTTGTAGTAACGGTCTCTGAGAACGTTCCTTGTGTAATGCTTGCGCCAAACTGCAACAAGCTGAGAGACAACCTCTCTGTTCTCGTCCGATAGGCCAATGGCAGCAGCCATGGAAGCATCGAGTCCTCTATCCATTAAAAGAATACCTCGCCTTCATCTTCATCATCTTCATATTGCTTTGCTGCCCAAGCAGCTAATGTGGCAGCTTCAACAACCGCTGCTCTTTCACCGTCAAAACCCCAGCCACCTGTACGACCGATTGGGCGCTTGTAAGACTCAGTAACTGCCTTTGTCAGCTCATCTTCTTCTGAGTCATCTAAGGAATCAGGCTTAAACCATGTAATTGAGCCTTCATTGACTGCATCGACAAAGTCAACATTGGCTGTGATTAGGTCAGCAGCCGCTGGAATTGTCACATTGTCTTCCGGAACAGAATCAATGACGCGTCTATAGAGCGACTCAGCACCAGCTTTGCCGTCAATGATGACTGGCACCGTTTGTGCCCGCTTAGTCACAAACTCTGCAAGTGCTTGCTTGCCGCCAATTGTCGCTCTCTTGTCTACGAGCTCAACGTGTGTGCAGTCATCGTCTTTGATTGCAACGCATACAGCGAAGTAGATTCCATCAACTGAGAACTTCACTGCATATGCAGATGGCTTGCCTTGAGGTGGCGTAGACGTTGCGCATCGCTGCCATGTCTCTTTGTCAATGAGTGGTGCCCCTGCACCTCCTGCAAGCTCTTGCGGAGTGAGCCATACTCCTAGACACTCTTGAGCAAACTGCAAACTATCCATCTGAGTTCTAAGGGCTCTGAGTGCCGTAATGTTAGTAATGCCTTCTACAAGTGAGGGTGCTGCCTGATACCAACGCTCCTCATCTGTGACATCGCCGACTTCTTCAAGTCCGTACTCAATCCAGGACGTCTCAATCTCGCCTTTGTTGTTAATGGCGTCTGAGCGCATCTTGTCGAACTTATCAGCAGGAGAACCAGCACGTCTTGGAGTTCCCATATAGATAAATTGAGGGTTCTTATTAGGACCACTCGATGTAGTTGGTAACAATACTTGAACGTGTTCCGGCAAAAGCTCCTGAGCCTCATCGACCACAATCAAGTCGAAGGTATTGCCAAGATTGGCTGTCTTAGTTCTTGTAGAGAATGCTATAAAGCCTTCTCCTTTGCCTTCTGTTTGTGGCTTAAAGGTAAAGCTTTCTTGCGCGGTCTTTGATGAGACTCTTAAGAGCGAGTCATTGAAGTACTTGATACCTCGTACCTCATCGTTTGGCTTTGCGCCTAAGATATTGCGAAAGTCCTCAAGCGTCTTCATTGTCGTGTTGTAGTTGTGTGCGGTCCATAGAACGCGGTAACCAAGCATCATCGCAAGTGTGATGATGTACCACTCAACAATGGTTGTCTTGCCATTCTGCCTTGGAACAGACAAGCCGAAGATGCGCTGAGTGAACTGAAGGTCAGTGTCAACCGCCGCTAGTATTTCGAGTGCCTTGATTTGCCACTGTGCAAATTCAAAGCCACCCTCTTTAGCAAGTGCCACTACAAGCGGTGCTAGCGATTTAGTGTATGGCTTGTAAATGCAATACTTAGGCTCCAACAACGAACTTGAGGGCTTGTGCGACTGCGTCATCGTGCTTTGTCTCAACGACATCTGTTGCATCAGCTCCCTCCAGTTCAGCTATTTGCGTAACTGCTGCTCGATACTCTTTTGAAATTGCGGAAATGTTGCGTGGATCAGCAACGAGCATTTGCTCCCTGAGCAGATTGCGAAGTTCCTTCAAGCGCTCGATTGTGTTCTGTTGTTTGCGCTCTCTGAATGGCAGCGTGTGAGTAAGTGTTTCTTTATCAGGGAGCTTCTCCATCGCTGTCTTTGCTGCATTGTTCTTTTGCTGATACATGCTGTAATACTTCTGAACTACACGCACGGAACGACCGATGGTATCTGCAATAACCTTATTTGGAACGCCCTGGTCCTTAGCTTTTAGAATGTAGTTAATCTCAGTCTGAGATAGTGTCGCTCCATGCTTACTGTTCGCCATGCACGCTCCTTCCGTTCACGTGTGCATTCTCATTCGTAGCCAGCTATATTGCCCCGTCTGAAAAAATGGCTCTGTGCCGCCGAGATAGCCGCTGCTTATAGGGGGTAGGGGTTACCCTGCCCCTCATTGCTACCACTGTCTGCTTCTGAATATCTTCCCTGCACTCACATCGCATGGAATCTTGTTACTCTTCTCTCTGTTGCAGTGTCTGTGGGTAGCTTGTACGTTGTCCTGGCTAAGTGCAGCTGCTTGCCCAGACTCAAAAGGTCCTGCCCAGCAATGACGCTGAGCGTTGTAAAGTCTGAGCCAGTATCTTGATACTGGAACAACCTCATCAACTTCAAACGCATCCGGATGTCCAGCAGGTAGCGCATAGTTAATTGGTTTGCCACAAATGGCGCACGGTAGTCCTTGAGCCATGAGCCAGGCTCTCAGCTTCCGTCTTGCGTTGCCATTTCCCTGGCGAACATTCTTTGCCACTAGATCACCTTGCTAAATAAAAAAGCGCCCTGGTTTGTTACCAGAACGCTTTGTTTTGCGCGAAGCTCTACCATACATAATATTAGGTAATCGAACGACAAGAAGCGACATCATGCGTCTATTTTTATCTGCGGTTATTCTACATATTCTCACCAAACATATTAGATATGAGGTGTAATTCATCGATTGCCTTAAATGCTTCTTGTTCTATTCTCTGAAGCGTCTTAATTGAAGCTAATAGCTTTGATGATACCTCCTGCCATGGAAGACACTGCAAATATCTCCAATTAAGAGTGTCAGCATAAATGGTTCCTTTAGCTTCACAAAGACCACCATCTCCAAGCTGACTCACTCCATAAAGCAGCGTATAAGCATCATTGATATAGTCATAATTGTCATTCATTCTTTTAGACAACAATGCTTCAAGATCTATGCGCTTATCAACTTTTGCCATTGTGTCTTGATTTGAGCCTTTACTCCCACCAGCTGAATACGATTGAGCTTTTGCTCCTTCGGTCTCTTGAAGGCTCATGATCTGTTGCAATGCTCTTGTATTCTCTCTTGACGCTTCTGCTACACCATGAAAAAACTCTGACGCGGTTAAACCACTGTAATCCATAATTCTCCAAACGTAGATACGTTTAGTTAGAGTAGTTATTTAAATTATATGATTTAGCTGGCTTGATAGAGAGTTTTCAACATTATGTCTACAAGTTTTCTACAACTTATAAACATTATTGTATTGTTGGGCGGAATAATCTCTAATTTTTTATAGGAGGGTGCGCAACCGGTACGCTTGCGAGCCTTTCTCCGCCGCTTTGCGAAATTGCTTTGCGTGCAATTCGCAAGCTGCTTTCTGCTATACCGTTACGCTTTTAGATAGAAAAGCGAAGCAAGTATAGCACATCAAAAATCTCATAATGAGCGTATCGAGCGTAACGGAATTTAATGAGCGCTACCAACAAAATCTACATAATTTTTAGCCTAGTTTTCTTAATTTAGGGGTCTCAGATGACTCCAAGACCCCTTTGCGAAGGCTCTACCTAACTAATAAATAATTTAATTATTCTTTAGAACGGAATGTCCGAATCGTACAACTCTTCTTCTGGCGCCTGCGGTGCCGTGAATGAAGGCTGGCCCTGCGCGGTGGCAGCTATTGTTTGGGACTTTGAAAGAAACTCAATCTCCTCTACAACAACCTCTAGTTTGCTGCGCCTCTGACCGTCTTTGGTCTCCCACGAGCTGTAGTGTAGTTTTCCATCAATAGAAACCTTTGCACCCTTGGAAATATAGCGTGAGAGAGCTTCAGCACGCTGACCGAAAACAATGCAGTCAATGAAGTTGGGAACGTCTTGCCATTTGCCTGTTTGTGGGTTCTTGCGGCGATCATTAACGGCGACACCAAACGAAAGGATATTTGTTCCTCCTGCTGTAGAGCGGAGCTCCGGGTCTCTTGTAAGGTTTCCGGAGATATTAACGTGATTAATTGACATGTCGAACTCCTAAAAATACTTATCGATGATTTTTTCAACGTCCATCACACGAGGTGAATACGAGTAATTAGACATTTCCCAGACGAGAAACTTATGTGGAAAGCCTCTAATGTCATCACCATATAGAACTGAAACCCAGTTACCACGAGCCTTGAAATAAATGTGCTCAACACAAGCGTTGCTGCGGTCAGTCCAGGTCTTACCATAAAGCTCTAAAGCGTCACACAGTTCTTGACAGTACTTACTTCTCTCCATATATGCCCAACACCTCCAAAATCTCTTCAGGCGTTTTAGACGCTCCCGGACCGAACGCATAGTCATCTATCGAATGAATAATAGAAACTTCAAGCTTTAGTGGAAATCCTGACGAGATGCCACATTCAATGCCACCTGGCGTTATGTAGTATGAGCACATACAACAAAGTACTGACCCATCATCTAATGGAATCCAAGTTCGCTCAGTAGTAAATCCCGAATGGTCTTCCCAAGGAATATTTTGAGCATCAAGCAAGCTACGTAGATCCTTTGTAACTTTACTAATAGCCATGCTAATATCTGCCTTTCTCTAATTGTCTGATAATTACTTCTTATCTAGCACTCACTAAGGGATAAAAAGAATTTCCAAGTTGAATGAACGTTTTTGATAGATTTCAACTTGATTGAAAATTGCTAATTGCAACAAATTGCAACAAGCGGTTAAGACACGGAACGATTAAAAGTCTCTTTGTTCAATGGTCCTTAGAGCGTCTCCAAAAGCTTCTGCCGCTCCCATGTCACGTCCAGGAAGCAAATGGGAATAGATTCTCAATGTCGTTGCTGGGTCAGCATGTCCAAGACGCTCTGAAAGAGTCTTTAAGTCAACGCCACTTGCCAAACACCAAGACGCGTGAGTATGTCTGAGTGAGTGGAAGGTGATGCCTTGAGGTAGCTGGAGAGTGCGTCTCATACGTGTAAATGACCTCGAGACGCTCGTAGGTCGCATGTAAGAGCCATCAAGACTAATTAACGGTGTAGAAGACTCTACAAAGCCAATATGAGCTTTCTGAAGCTTCATATAGTCACTAATAAAACTGATGTCCGAGTCAGTAATGGCTATGTTTCTTGATCTCTTGCCCTTTGTTGATTCTCGCCTGTATGGCTTTCTGTAAGATTCCTCAATGACGGTACCAGAAACGTGGATATGCTTATATAGCATGTTTACATCACTGTATCTAATAGCGCAGACCTCACCACAGCGCATACCAGTTACCAATGAAAGCCAGGCAGCAAATGCGTAAACAACACGGGAATTAAACTCATCCTCTTGAATAGCTGTGGTAATTCTGGAATTAATAAGAGTACTTATTCCAGCAAAACCCCATTCTTCAATGGAAACAGCTTCATGTACTTCCCTGGACGGCTTGGCCACGTTAATAAGCGGGTTATAGTCGCATATTCCAGCAGAAACAAAGTAATTGTAAGCACCTCTCAAGAACTGATGCAGGTTAATTACGCTGTTTCGGGACAGCCCTTTCTTCAATAGATCCTGCTCAAAAGAAGTAAGTAAAGAGGACGTAACACTCCTTACATCCTCTTTACCAAGCCGTCCGTTGATATGGTTTCTAATAAAGCCTTCATGCTGCCTTGTAGTGTTAGGACTTGCGCCATTTCTTCGCTTAATTGATACATATTCAAGAAGCAAATCGGTAAGCTGAGTACTTTTAACTTTTCCGTCAGACGTAATATGTGAAGCCCACATATTAGCTAATTCTTCAGCTTCTTTCTGCGTCTTTGCTGCAGGGAAACTCGCATAAGGCTGAATGATTTTGCCTTTAAGGTTTCTTCCAAGATACAGGCGACAGTACCAAATACCGTTCGAATTTAATCGAACTTTTATTGAGCGATTCATTATTTGCCGCCTTGTGATTCTTCGTCTTTTCTGAGACGTTCGATGTCTTTGTCAAGCAAGTCTAGCAATGTTGTTAAGCACTTCTCTGACAAACTAAGTCTGTAAAGAAAGGCAGCTAAATCATTGCATATGAGAGCGCGGCTCATGAAGTTCTGATGGTTACGTACCTCATTAACCATGTCACGAATAAAAACCACGTCAGCAATACGTTGTTGTTTTTTCATTAGTACCTCTTCATATACACGCCTTTAAAGCGTCTCCACTCAAGGATTAAGCCAATCGCTTTCGCTTTTCTTGAGCCGTCATATCCAAGAGTGATACCCTCGTCCTTTGCGACTGCCTTGATCTCCTTCATCGTCATCTTTTCGAGACGCTCTCTGTCTTCTGCTTCTTTAGGGTTCATTAGTGTTTACCCCCCAACTGCAACATTGCGCCCAAATAGGTCGCAAGGCATATAAATGCAGCAATGAGCACTGTATATACAAGTGCAGGTGTCTTGTTAAAGTCTCCTGTTGCAGGAAGTACAGCCTTCTTCTTTACCTTCTTCACTGGCTTAGACGGCTCCT